GGGTTGCCGGCTCCCGCCCGGCTTCCCCGGAGACAGCGAGCGGGAATGGGCGAGGCAGAACCTGGGATTATCCGATGACGATTTCGACGAATGCGCCGCAGAGTTCAGAGATTACTGGTCCGGCGTCGCTGGGCGCCACGGCGTCAAATGCGATTGGCCAGCTACGTTCCGGAATGGCGCCCGCAAATTCCGCCCCCGCCGCGGCTCTCGCCAAGCTCACGCCGCAGGAAACCAACGCTCGGATGGAAGCCTCCTTGGAGCGTATCAGCGGGCGGCGGCCCGCGTACAAGCGCAAAACGATGTTCCCGAGCGGAGGGCCGGTGTACTCGATCTGCGAGGCGGCGAGCTGGAAATGCAGTACCGAACAGCAGCGGAATGAGGCGCTTGCCTCGGTCGAGTTCGCGCTTCGCCCGGCCCCCGAGGAAGACATCGGCGCCGCGCTCTACACGCTGCGGGTCATGACCCGAGGCCGCGACCGGGCCAGCGAAGGGGACCGCGAGGCCGAGGCCATCATCTGGCTCCAGCATCTTCGCGCATACCCGGCGGACATCGTGCTCACCACGCTGCGCAACTGGCCCCATCGCCATGACGGCCAGTGGTGGCCGACCTGGCACGACGTGCAGAAGGAATTGGAGGCGCTGACCGGTGCGCGCCGCCTGCTCGCGGACCATATCCGCTCCGGCAGATGCCTGCCCAAGCCTGCGGACGCCCAGACCGACGAAGATCTGAGCGAAGAGGACATCGCCCGCCGCATCGAGATGGCGGCCCGTCTGAGGGCCCAATGGGGCAGCAAGCCGGCGCCTGTCGAGCCAGGCGAGGATTTCGAGGCATGGGACAAGCGCGTGAAGGCGAGCCTCGCCACCAACCCGCCGCGTCTCTCGGCAGAAGCCCTGTCGATCTTCACTGGCGACGACGAGCCCCCGCAGAAGGAGTTGGCAGCGTGACACCGGAACAGCGAGCCGCCGCCTTCGTCAGAGAGCGCCGTGGCTTCGATCTCAACGGCGACGTGTGGTTCATCGCCTGCGACCGCGCCGAAAAGAACCTCGCCTCTGCCATCAGAGAGGCGGAAGACGCGGCGATCGAGAGGGCGGCGGTTGTCGTGCAAACCAAGGTTGCGATGACGGCCACCACGTTCGCACGGGCCGGCGAGATGTTGAGGGACCGAAACGGCGACGAGCATTTTTTGGGGGCGAAGTCCGTCAACGAGCTGATTGAGCGCAAGGCCTCCGCCATTCGCGCCCTCAAGCACAACAAGGACTGACAGCATGGCGAAAGCAGGCCGGAAGCGTAAGCCGAGTGCACCGCGTACCAAGTCCGGGCAGATCAGCCGCGCCGGGCAGAAGGATCCGCGGGCGGTCGTGCTCGCCCAGCCGCATCGCGCAGGCAGACTTTCCGAATGGCGGGGGACGGTCGTCGGGCGCTTCCTGGAGGAAGACCGCACGCTGACGGTGGGCTTCTCGCGCAAGGTGCTGTTCGACGCGGCCAATCGCTTCGCCAAGCACTATGCTGCGTGGCAGGCGGCTCTGGCCTCGCGCCGGCCGTTGGCCATCACGACCGGCTCCGCCATGGGGCAGGAAGACGAGGAGCGCGCCCGCAAGGCCGTCGAGACATACGAGCGGGCGAACACCGCGCTCCAGCGGCAGGGCCACGCCGTCCGCCAAGCCACGCACGCCATCATCTGCGACTACCGGGATGAGAGCTATGTGATGCCCTTCCATGTCGCCTACAGCCTGACGCAGGGCCTCAAGGTTCTGGCCGAGCACTATGGGCTCGACTGCCATGGCGAGGATAGGCGGGCCGCTTGACGTTTCGCCCCCGAAATGATACGCATGAAATAGATCATGGACTTCCGCGCTCTGGTGAGCGCCCGAGCCCCGCCCCACCCGGCGGGGCTTTTCGTTCCCAGGCTCTCTGAAAAACAATCAACGGAAATCAAAGCATGGCCAAAGGCGGTAAGCGCGAAGGCGCAGGCCGAAAGCCAGGCGTCCCGAACAAGCGCACAGCGGAGACCGCGGCGGCTGTCGAGGCCTCGGGCCTGACCCCGCTCGACTATATGCTCTCCATGCTCCGCGACGAAAGCCTTGAGCCCGGCGCTCGGTTTGAAGCCGCGAAGGCAGCAGCCCCTTATGTCCATGCACGACTTGCAGCCGTCGAGCACAGCGGCGGCATCGCGTTCAGCCATGAGGACGCGCTCGCCGAACTCGACAATGAGCCCGAGGGAGCGGGCAATCCGCCAGAGGCTGAAGGCTGACTTCACGCATTATGCGACGAAGGCCCTAAGGATCCGGGCGAAGACGGGGCAGATTGAGCCGCTCACCCTCAACCAGGCGCAGCGGTATCTGCACCAGCGCCTAGAGGCACAGCGAGCTAAGACCGGCAAAGTCCGCGCGCTGGTTCTCAAGGGGCGCCAGCAGGGGATTTCGACCTACATCGGCGGCCGGTTCTACTGGCGCGCGACGCACTCCAAGGGCGTTCGGGTCTTCATCCTGACGCATGAGCAGGACGCGACAGACAACCTGTTCGGCATGGTCGATCGCTACCATGAACATTGCCCGCAACTCGTGAAGCCGCAGACGGGCGCGGCGAATGCGAAGGAGCTGGCGTTCTCCGCGCTGGAGAGCGGGTACAAGGTCGGAACGGCAGGCGCCAAGGCGGTGGGCCGATCCCAGACCGTGCAGCTGTTCCACGGCTCCGAGGTCGCATTCTGGCCCAACGCAGCCACCCACTTTGCGGGCGTCGTGCAGGCGATCCCTGATCTGCCGGGGACGGAAGTCGTTCTAGAGAGCACAGCAAACGGCGTCGGTGGCGAATTCCACGAGCGCTGGCAGCAGGCAGAGTCAGGAGTTGGCGATTACGAAGCCATCTTCATCCCGTGGTTCTGGCAGGACGAGTACCGCCGCCTGGCCCCTGAAGGCTTCACGCTCGACGAGGAGGAACAGGGCTACGCCGCAGCTCATGGCCTTGATCTGGGCCAGATGGCGTGGCGCCGGGCGAAGATCGCGGAGCTGAAAGACCCGCTGCTGTTCAAGCAGGAATACCCGGCCACAGCGGCAGAGGCGTTCCAGCTCACCGGGCATGACAGCTTCATCAAGTCGGAAGCTGTTCTCCGGGCTCGCAAGGCGGGATGCGAAGGCATCGGCCCTCTGGTCGTTGGCGCAGACCCGGCACGGTTCGGAGACGACAAGTTCTCGCTGGCATGGCGCCAAGGCCGCAAGGTCAGCAAGACCGAGAGCAAGGGCAAGACGAGCGTCGTCGAGGGCGCGAATTGGATCAAGCAGGTGATCGATGCCGACAAGCCTGCCCGCGTCTTCATCGACGTGGGCGGTGTTGGCGCAGGCGTCGTGGACATCCTGCATTCCTGGGGTGGCGCCTACGAGGAAATCGTCGTCCCGGTGAACTTCGGCTCGGAGCCGCAAGAACCAGTTGAATTGCTCCCCGACTGCACGAAGAAGCCCGGCCCGCGCAACCGCAGGACCGAAATGTGGAAGCGGTCGCGCGACTGGCTCGATGAGCCCGGCGGCGCTGACATCCCAGACAGCGACAGCCTGCAAGCCGACGCCTGCGGGCCGGGGTACTCCTATGACGCGAACCAACGCCTTCTGCTGGAAAGCAAAGAGCACATGAGGGCGCGCGGAATCCGCTCGCCTGACGATTGGGACGCTATCGCTTTGACCTTCGCTGAGCCTGTGCGGGATCGGAAGCCCATGGAACGCAAGCTGCGCATTGGCGGTCGACCCGGCGGATGGATGGGCGCCTGATGGCTGAAACCCAAGCCCAGACCGAGCGCAAGGACGAAGGCGACGAGAGCGCCGAAATCGTCCGCGACGCGCTCAAGGTCTATGACGACTGGATGGATCGCGAGCGGCACAACATCGACGCCGGCTATGACGATCTGGAGTTTCGTGCCGGAAATCAGTGGCCGGAGGAGATCGAGAGCGAGCGCGTGGCCGAAGGCCGCCCTTGCCAGACGATCAACCAAATCCCGCAGTATGTGCGCCAGGTCACCGGCGACATGCGGCAGATGCGCCCGGCCATCAAGGTTGTGCCTGTCGACGACAGCGGCGACGAAGAGAAGGCCGATGCGTTCGAGGGCGTCGTTCGGTATATCGAGAACCGTTCGGACGCGCCTGCGGTCTATTTTCAGGGCGCTGACAGCCAGGTGACATGTGGGGTTGGCGCGTGGCGCGTCGTCAAGGAATACGCCAGCGCGACCACGTTCAACATGGAACTGCGGATCGCGCCGATTGATGACGCGCTTGGCGTGATGTTCGATCTGGACCCGGTGCTGCCTACGCGTGAAGACGCGATGAAGTGCCTCGTTCCGTTCGATATGTCGCGGGGCAAGTTCAAGAAGCTCTATCCCAAGGCGACGCTTACCGACTTCGCTCCGACTGGCGAGGCCAGCACCACGCATAGCGATTGGGCGTCGACCGATACGATCCGGGTCGGCGAATACTGGTTCAAGAAGCCGGTCAAGAAGCTGCTGGCGTTGACGGAAGACGGCGCGATTGAGGACGTGACCGACGACCCGGAGCGCGCATCCGAATTGCAGGCAATAGGCGCCCGCGTCGAGAAGCGGGACTCGTTCAAGGTCTATCGCTCGCTGGTGACGGCGCATGAGGTGATCGACGGCCCAGAGGAATGGCCGGGCGCGTATATTCCGATCATCGTGGCGTTGGGAGAAGAGGTCCGCATCGGCCGCAAGATCGTGCGCCATGGCGTCGTGCGCTTCGCGAAAGACCCGCAGCGCACCTACAACTACATGTCGTCGGCGCAGACCGAGGTGACAGCGCTCCAGCCGAAGGCGCCGTTTATCGGCACAGAGAAGAATTTTGAGCAGTATCAGGACATCTGGGAGACTGCGAACCGCAAGAACCACCCATATCTGCCGTACACGCCGGACGGCGCCAACGGGAACGCCCCACCGCAGCGGGTGCAGCCCGCGGTTTCATCGCAGGGCATCGCGGAAGGTATCGAGCGCGCCGGCCGCGACATGCAGTCGGTCATCGGCATCTACAATGCCTCGCTTGGCGCTGCCTCGAACGAGACGAGCGGCCGGGCGGTTCTCGCCCGCCAGCGTGAGGGCGACACGGGCACCTACGTCTATATCGACAACTGGGCTCGGGCGATCCGCTACACCGGCAAGATACTCGTCGACCTCATCCCGCATGTCTATGACACAGCCCGCGTGCTGCGCATCATCGGTGACGACGGCAAGCGCGAGGAAATCCGCATCAACCAGGTGGCCGGCGTCGATGCGGACGGCATGACGCCGCGCCTGTTCAACGATGTAACGACCGGCGCTTACGATGTTTCGCTCCAGATGGGGCCGAGCTATTCGACCAAGCGTGAGGAAGCGCGCGACGGGATGACGGCCTTCATCCAGGCCGCCCCGCAGACCGCGCCGCTCATCCTCGACCTGGTCGCCAAGAGCCAAGACTGGCATCTGGCGGACGAGATTGCGGAACGGCTGGAAACCCAGCTTCCGCCTGAAATCCGCGCTGCCAAGGCGGAGAAGGAAGGAAAGCCCCTGCCTCAGGCGCTCCAGCCGCCGCAGCCAGACCCGGTGCAGCAGCAGGCCATGCAGATGGAGATGGCGGCGAAGGAAGCGGAGATGGTCGGAAAGCAGGCCGACGCCCGCAAGAAGGAAGCAGAGGCCAAGAAGGCCGAGATCGAGCTAGAGGCCGCCATGGTAGCGCCGCTCCTGCCGCAGCCGGCTCCCGAATCCCCTGCGCCGCAGCAAGAGCAAGCCCAGCCGCAGCAGCCAGACGACACGACCGAGCGGATGGCCGGCGCCATCATGGAGCTTCAGGCCGTGGTTGGGCAGATCGTCCAGTCCATGCAGCCCCCGCCGATGGAAGAGCCGCCGCCCGATCCGATGGGCGCCATGATGCCGGGAATGACCGAACAGCCGCCCTCCGAGGCGGCTTTTTTAATGCCTGAGCAGCAGGGCCAGCCCCCGCAGTTCTAGCCAGCTTCGGGCAGGCGTTCGCATGGAGCGGACGCCGCCACGATGACCGCGCCGCCTCCTCACCGGGGCGGCTTTTTTGTTGGGCAACACCATGAGCGAAGGCACTGAACAGGCCGTTTCGGAAGCCGCTGCGAGCGAGCCTTCGGAGGACCTGAAGGACACCTGGCCGGTAGCCGATGTGGCGACCGAAGGCGAAGCCGAGAAGCCGGAAGGCGACGCGGACGACCCGGAAGACGCCGAAACCGAAGGCGACAAGGACGAAGACGAGCGACCGCGAAAGCCGTCGCGATCCGAGCGTCTGCGCCGGCAGGTCGAGCGCCTGCGAGCTGAGAACGAAGCCCTCAAGTCTGTTTCGGCGCCCGTCGCCGTGTCGGACGAGGCCGGGGTCGACGCCGCGGTACTCAAGAAGATCGGAGAGCCGCCGAAGGAGGCCGATTTCAAGGATGATTGGTTCGCTTTCGAAGCCGCCAATCAAGCCTATGAGGTCGATCGCCGGCTGGCGACGCGCGAGGTCAAAGCTGACGGCGAACGGGCGGCGCGAGCCTTCCAGCAGCATATCAGCGACCTGGCCGATGACTACCAGGACAATCTGGAGAAGGCGGCGAAAGCCATCCCCGATCTCAAGGATGTTCTCGGGAAGTCGACCTATCAGGCCACACCGATCATCACCGAACTGGTCCTGACGGCGGGCGAGAAAGCCCCGCTGATCGCCTATCACATCGCTCAAAACCCCAAGCTCGCCGCCCGTCTTAACGCGATGTCTCCGATAGAGGCAGCGCGCGAGATCGGCCGCATCGAGGGGAAGGTCGCGCTCCCCAAACCCAAGACAGCAACCAGCGCCAGCCCACCGCCTTCGGTGGTGAAGGGCAGCGCGTCCCCTCCTCGCGGCCTCGGCAAGTCCATGAGCGACTACGAGCGCTGGCGGAACCAATAAGGAAACGCCGCAATGGCAAACGATATGAAGGTCCAGGACATCATTGTCCGGGAAGCCCAGTATCAGCTCAAGAACGCGCTGGTGCTCGGCAATCTGGTTTCCCGCGTCCATGAAGGCGAGTTCGCCGAGGACGTGAAGGGCTGGAAGAAGGGCGACAAGGTCCGCGTCAAGCGTCCCGAGAACTTCATCCCCGGCGAGGGTGCGACCCTGTCGGTGGCAGAGGCCGAAGAGGCGACGCTGGACGTGACCGTGAACACCCAGCTCAACAAGGGCCTCTCCTTTACCTCGAAGGAGCTGACCCTGTTCCTCTCCGGTCCGAAGGGCGCCCGTCGCATCGGCGAGGAGAAGATCAAGCCGCTGATGCATGCCTTCGCCAACCGGATCGATTCCGATCTGGCCGGGCTCTATCGCTTCGTCCCGAACTGGGTGGGCACGCCCGGCGCCACGATCGACAGCTACCAGAAGTACCTGAAGGGCACGGAGCGCCTGAACGAGCTGGCGATCCCCCAGGATGGCCGCAACGGCTTCCTCTCGCCGGCTGATGACGCCGGGCTGAAGGGCGCCTTCAACAACTACTACGACAGCGCAGTCGCGCGGAACGCCTTGCAGAAGGCGCGCCTGCCGATGCTCGACGGCTCCGACGTGTACATGTCGCAGAACGTGAAGACGCACACGGTTGGCGTCGCCACCGGTACGCCGCTGGTGAACGGCGGCAGCCAGGCTGTGACTTACGCTGCTTCCAAGCAGACGTACTCGCAGAGCCTCGTAACCAAGGGCTGGACGAACTCGGTAACCGGCATCCTCAAGGCCGGCGACGTGTTCGAGATCACGGGCGTCTATGCGGTCAATCCCGTCGATGGCTCGGTTCTGCCGTTCCTGCGGCAGTTCGTCGTGCTCGCCGACGCTGACTCCGGCGCTTCGACCGGCCCGGCCACGCTGTCCATCTCGCCCCCGATCATCACCTCGGGGCCGTACAAGACCGTCAGCGCCCACCCGGCGGCCGATGCCCCGATCACCGTCAAGGGGACCGGCGGCACCGGCTACCGCCAGCCGATGATCTTCCACAAGGACGCCTTTCATCTGGCTGTCGTCCCGATGGAGATGCCGGAGGGCGCGGCCTTCAAGGCGCGTGTCAATGAGGACGGCATCTCGGTTCGCGTGGTGTCCGGCTACGACATCACGGGCGACGTGAGCACCTGGCGCTTCGACGTGCTGTACGGCGTGACGCCGGTTCGCCCGAACCTCGCCACCCGCACCAACGGCTAAAGCCGGACAAGCCGACAACACTGAAAGGGGCGGCCTTCGGGCTGCCCCTTTCGCCATTCTGAGGGCGAGCCATGGCCTATTCGCAAGACGATCTCATCCGGGAAGTCGTCGCCGAAGTGTACGGCTTGGCGTCTGGCCAGTCGCCCGAAACTGAAGACGCCGCGCGGGTTGCGGCCCGCATCCCGGCCGCGCTGGCTGAGATGGGCCGGCTGAACATCTTCTACATCCCTGACGGCGCGAGCGTCCCCGACGAAGCGTTCAACTCCGTCGTCACCTATATCGCGCAGATCCTGGCCCCGAGCTTCCTTCAGCCCCGCAACCCAGCGGCGCAGGACATCGCTGAGAGCAAGCTGCGCACCTTGCAGCGCATCGGGCGCGGCACGGGGCAGATGCTGCGGGTTGACGGGGCTCTATCCTCCCGGCGCCGGGGCTGCTGATGGCGGGCCTCCCGTTCCCCCTGCCCAAGAGCTCGACGCCAGGAGCGCGAGACGGAGAAGGCGAGGGCCGATATTCCAACTGCTACGCTTCGATCGAGGGTGAACGCGTCTATGTGCGCCGGACGCCGGGGCTGGCGCGGCTCGTCGCGACGGGCGGAAGCGGCGTGTTTCGCGGCGGGATCGCCGTTGATGGCGACATCTACGTTGTGCTCGGCACGACCGCCTATCGCATCGCCTCGAACCTGACCGTCACGACGTTGACCGGGACCATCTCGGGATCGGACGGCCTCACCTTCGCCCGCAATAACAAGGTGACGGACGACGTTTCGACGCCTGACGTGGTGGTGGTGCGCGAGGGTGGCGGCGCCTACATCCTCACCA